GCGGGTCCGGCAGTACTGGTAAACCATATCGACCAGCTCCACTGCATCCGGCAGTCCGGAAGATACGGCTGATTCCGATTTGCACCAGGCGACAAACTGACCCGGCGATGGCATGAATGGGCGATCCTGTTTGCGGGCAACGCGCATTCCGGCGTTGATTTGCTCCATGGAGACAATCCCGTTTTCCTTGAACGCCAGGAGCCACTGCCGGCGCATCTCGTTCATCTCCTCGGGTGTTTTGCTGGCCAGCGCCGGGAACACAGCAAGCAACTGGCGGAACAGTTCGTTGAAAATCTCCGCAGTCTTTGCCGCCTGGCGCTTTACTGCCTGCTCGTCCTGCATTTCAGGAAGCCCGGCAGCCACGCGCTGGAAATTTTCCCGGTCGAAGTTGTGCATGCTTTCAGCGATTGATTTCATTCGAGCACCCCGTAAATCCAGTCAGTGTTGTTCAGGTCGACTTTTGGCTTCCCGGCAACCTGAACCCCTGGCGCGCTGCGCTGCATGGTCAGCTTGTCCCACTGCTTGCGCAGCGCTTCAGGGCTCAGGATGTTGCGATGCCAGAACGAGTCTTTGCTGGCCCAGTCGTACATGGCGCAGATATCCTGGTGGCTGCGGTTGTCGATCTGACGCATCAGTCGAACCGTGTTTGACCAGGCGGTCATGTCAGGAGCTTTGCAGGTTGGGTTGATCATCCTGACCCTGGAGAAAATCCACTCGGCAACGCGAACGTCTTCTGCGGTTCCCCACTTGCTGCCGCTGGGTGTGTAAACCGCGGCATCAGGATGAGCAGACAAAAATTTCTTCAGGCGGACGTCAGAGGATTCGCCAGAATTCTCGGACGAAGATCTTTTAATGTTTTTATTCTTGTTATTACCTTCTTGTTCATGTTGTGCGGTTGTTTGTGCGGCTTCATGTGCGCCATCATGTGCGGGTACCACCTTCAAACCCGCGCCATTGCTGGGCTCGTCATGTGCGCAAGTATGTGCGGCTTCATGTGCGGCTTCATGTGCGGGTAAATTGTCTGTTTTTTGAGCATATTCTGCAAAATTTGTGATGGTAATCACTCTCCCTTTTTGCTTCTCACCTTCGATAGAAATCATTCCTTCGCGCACAAAAACGGCCAGCATTCTCTCCACTGAATCGCGACTAGTAGGATTCCCTTTCCGGTCGCAAAGCTGCAGCCCTAAATCGGCCGCTGTGACCACCAGTTGACCGGGCAGCAGTGACCACTCATGACCTTTGAAAGTCGCTCTGAATGGCTGACGAGCAGCATTAAGCAGCAGGTTTTCCCACAGGGTTCTGAGGTAAACATCTTTTGCCCAGGACTGCTTGAGAACGCTCCGGTACAACGGGATGTAGCCAGATTTCTGGTTTTCCATCCGGTTGCTCCTGAATTGCCCCGGCGCGGCGCCGGGAAACTTGAGTATTTCTGCGGTGTTCATGCTTCACTCTCCCAGCCGGCCTCTTTCAGGAATTCGCGATAGTTGTCCAGGATGGCGCGCGCATCAGCTGGCAGTTCAATGTCAGCCTGATCAGCGACTATCTGGAGAAACTGGCGCGCCTTTGCTGCGCTAAACTGCGGCATCGCCGCGCTGCGGGTTAATTTCGATTTACCTGACGCTCTGGCCTTATCCATCTGGCGAACAGCTACAGAGGCCGCATGTGGGCCGTGCTCGCGGGATAAAGCAACCGCGGTTGTCGGGGATACTTCGCCGGCACGAACCATGCTGATCAGCTCTTCTCCGCAGGTCAGCAAATGCAGGTGATAGTCGACGTCGGACAGAGAACGCTTAACCTTCTTCGCGATCTCATCAGGCTCCCACCCCTGGTTTCTCAAACGCTGATATGCAGTTGCGCGTTCCAGAGCAGTGAGAGGTTTCCCCTGGTTTCTGGTGACCATGAAGGCGATCCGGTCAGCTTCGTTCCCGACGAAGTCTTTGCACTCAAGACGGATGATGTCAGCACCTGCTTTCGTCGCCTCAATGGCGCCGTAATAGCGGTGGTGACCGTCGATAACCTTCACGCCCTTCTCGGTAACCTGGACGTCCAGCGGAGGCACCGACTCGCCAGCGATAAACGCATCGCGGAATTCAGCTACGTGATCTTGGTCGATTTCGCGTATGTTCAGGCCGGGTTCGACGTACAGCTCTTTCAGGGGAACGATAAACGTCCGGTTCACCTTGATGCCGGTTCCGTTTTTATCTTTTTGGTTGTAATGCTGGTAAAGTGAACTCATAATTACTCCTGTGAATTGATCCAGTTAATTCGCGTAGAAAGCCGTTAGTGTTAGCGCACTGCGGCTTTCGCCTTTCTGTTCCCACTCATGCTTCAAAGTCACCTTTCTCTCCCGGCCTGTTAGAAATCAGGATGGCCAGCAGCAGCGACATGTTCGGCAGCAGACTTTCCCGCCAGCGACTCACCGTCGACTTATTCACTCCGGCCACTTTGGCGATAGTTGTGGTTCCCAGCTCAGCTATCTGTCTCTGTAACCAGCTTTCTATCCTGCGAGCCTCCACTTTGTTGCGTGTCGTTGAACTCTCCATTTGTGATACTTCCTCTGGTGTTGTTTGGAATGGCCGCCAGTCAGGCGGCTTTAGGCTTGCTGACTTCCCGGATCTGCGCAGCAGTAAACTGACCGCCAGAAGCGAGAGCGATTTTTTCTGCGTAATTGGTCTCGTCGGTGTAGTCCGTTCTCGGCAGGCTTCCGTTGGCAATCCACTTGTAAATTGCGCGCGGAGAGCAACCACAGGCTTTAGCTACAACAGGAACGCGAATCTTTTTGATGATTTCGCCAAGACTGTTAGGTGCCATGTTTAACCCTCAATAATGAACTGTAAGTACATATTAAGTCGGAACTGATAGTTCACGCAAGTGATATTATGATTGAACATATGGTTCACGAAGAAAGAGCGCGAAAAGAATTTTCTCTGAGGCTAGCGCTGGCCTGCGATAAAGCTGGATTGATGCCACACGGTCGCCAGGCTGAGATCGCCAAGAGAATGAAGTTGACACCGAAGGCCGTGAGCAAATGGTTTAACGGGGAGTCAATACCAAGGCGGGGAACGCTCCAGGCGTTAGCGTCTCATATAGGCACGTCTGCATCGTACCTGCTTGGCGATGTTGACGAGGATGGTATTGAACCAGGATCGGCATCCAATCGAAAAGACGTCTTTAGAATTGACCTCTTGAATATCGCCGTCAGCGCCGGTCCAGGGGTGATAAATCAGGAATTCGTTGAGATTCTCCGCTCCGTTGAATATGCGCCAGCTGAGGCTAACCATATGTTTGATGGGCGCAAAGCTGAGAACATCAGGATTATCAACGTCCGCGGAGACAGTATGTCAGGTACGATTGAGCCAGGAGATCTGTTGTTCGTCGATGTCAGCGTAAGGAAGTTTGACGGCGATGGAATATACGCCTTTTTGTACGATGACACTGCTCACGTTAAACGCTTGCAGAAGATGAAGGACAAGCTGCTGGTTATATCGGATAACAAGAGCTATGCCCCTTGGGAACCGATCGAGAAAGATGAGATGAATCGGGTGTTCGTGTTCGGCAAGGTGATCGGCAGCATGCCGCAGACGTACAGGAAGCATGGGTAATCAGTAAGAGAAGTGCAGTGAACTCGAAACATTATCGTAAATTAACTGTATATACGATCAGGTGAATGCCATAATGGATGCAGGCAGTAATTCGGAAACTAATGATATGAAGTTTAGGATAGTATACGACGGACCAGCATTGGAGACGCATGAAATGAACGTGCGCGACCTTGCTCCTGCCCTGCTATCCTTGTCAGATGCATTAGAAGAAGCTGGCAAAACGATTTATGGAAACAAAACAGTTGTTTCTGTAAAGGTTAACGCATCATTCAAAGCTGGTTCATTTGGAATAGATCTTATTGCCACCTCAACTTCTTGGCTTAAACAGGCAGTTGATTTTTTCTCTGGTGATTCAGCAACAGCCGCTGCAAACCTGATTGCTTTAATTGGTTTCTGCCCCGGGCCAAGAGAAAAAATTTGCAAGGGCCTAATCCAACTTGTCAAATGGATTGGACCAAGAGAAATCAAAAAGTTACACAATTTGCCTGATAGCAACATCGAAGTCTTTGTAGATGATGACAGCGAAATATTCGATAGCAAGGTCATTGAATTATATAGAAATATTAAACTTAGATCTTCATTGCAAGAGGTGATAAGCAAGCCTTTAGAACAAGAAGGAATCGACAGTTTTGCCTCAACAGTCGACGATGGGTTAACATTCATGACAATTGACAAACAAGAGGCAAATTATTTCAAGGTTGAACTACCTGTAGAGTCAATAATTTCTGAATCCACGGTTGAGAAAGCACTTCAGATTAAAAATATTTCTTTTAATGAAGGCAGTCGATGGAGGTTCTCTGATGGAGCTAGTAGCTTCCTGGCTGAGATAAAAGATCAAAAGTTCCTGAGTGACATTGATAACAATACCTTAAATTTTTCTAAAGGCGATATGTTGCTTGTTGACCTGAAAGTTACCCAATACATGATTGGAGACGCCATAAAAACATCATTCGAAATTGAGCATGTAAAAAAACAGTTAAATCCACAAAGACAGATAGACCTCCCATTCGAATGAAGACGCCCGGCCACCGCGCCGGGTTTTTATTGCCCTACTCTTCCCTCGGCAGCATCAGCACGGCTAGCACCAACTTAATTACTATGCGCCCACCCAACTAAACATAACGCAAAAATAAATATACTTTAAGTTCATTAACTTACCTGAATCTGAACTATCTATAAATCAAAAATGTACTTTTGGTACTTTACAATGATGAACCATTAGTACATTATCATCTCATCCAAACAACAACGTTGGCGCCGGTAATAGGTAACAACGCTCCGTTAGCCGCGATAAGGCAAAGGTGAAGAGATGATCCGCGAAGAAGATAAAACCGAGTGGTTTAAGTTTCTGGCACACGCATTCGCCATCGTCGTATGCGTACTGGTAGCAAGCGCGTTCTGCCTGATGCCTGGTGGTTCAGCATGAGCAGAAACGGCATTCGTTCACTGATTTATTGCCTGCTGATCTGCGGCGTTATCTGGACAGCGTTGATTTTCAAAATTCTGCACGTTACGGGGGTGTTCAATGGTTAGTCATCATTACGGGACACAAACCGTTAACCGCGGCGCCGTTCTGCCAGGGATGCTCGTTAAGCATCGGGAAAGCACCTGGACAGCATCAGCAAATAAACGCGGCCGCCTCTACCTGCATCGCGGGATTGAGCGGACTTACACAACCGACTTGCTGGTTGAAGTTTATCTGAACGGGTTGGGACAAGGTCTCAGCCGGTAATCGAAACGAAGAATTTAACTGAGCTATCAGGCAGCCATTACGGTGCCGGGATTCTTACAACCAAATTTCAGGAGCGAGCTATGAACGCATACCGCGCATACGACGCTATCGAAGAACGGAAATGGGCTGAACAGTCGCTCACCGAAGAGAAGCAAAAGTGGATTGACGATCGTGCGCAGGAAATTATCG